TAAGCCAGAATATCATTCTTGGCCAGGGCAACCTGTTTATAGGACTTATAAACTTAGTCAAATCATAGACAAACCGGAACAACTTCTACGAGAAAAAATGCATTGTCGTGTAACTATCGACTTGCCTATTACTTTTGAAGAAGCTAACTTTATCAAAGAACAATTTATTCCGCAATATAATCTGCGTGAATTGATGTTAATACCCGAAAAAGTAGAAGTCGAAAGTACTGCTGTGCCTGTGGACATACAGTTTGAAAGTGTAGACACAATTGTAATGAATCAGATCAATGCTATCGACAGCGACAACTACGACAAGAACTTGTTGTTAGAAATTTATAAAGAACTATGATAAAAATAAAGAATCTCACTGTTAAAAACTTTATGAGCGTGGGCAATCAAACCCAGGCTATCGATTTTGACCGTGGCCAGTTGACCTTAGTCTTAGGTGAAAATCTAGATCTGGGAGGTGATGACTCTGGTGCCCGCAATGGTACAGGCAAAACTACAATCATCAACGGACTAAGCTATGCTATCTACGGTCAAGCCCTAACTAATATCAAGCGTGATAATCTTATCAATAAGATCAACGGCAAGGGTATGTTAGTTACGGTTACTTTTGAAAAAGACGGAGTAGAATATCATATAGAAAGAGGTCGCAAACCCAATTTACTGAAGTTCAGTATCAATGGACAGGAACAAGAACTAAACGATCTTGACGAGAGCCAGGGCGATAGCAGAGAAACACAGAAAGCTATCGAAGAAATGTTTAATATGAGCCACGAAATGTTTAAGCATCTTGTGGCGTTAAACACTTACACTGAGCCGTTCTTGTCTCAGAAAGCCTCTGATCAACGCAGTATCATTGAACAACTATTAGGTATAACTCTTTTAAGTGAAAAAGCAGAAGCTCTCAAAGAGCAAATGAAAATAACAAAGGATGCTATTTCTACTGAAAACACACGCATAGAGACTGTGAAAGCATCTAATGATCGTATTCAGCAAAGCATAGAAGCATTAGAGCGTAAACAAAAGCTTTGGGAAGAACAAAAAGAAACTAGTCTAGAGAATCTTAGAAAAAGCATAGACAGGCTCAGTAATATAGATATCGATCAAGAGATTTTAAATCAACGAGGTTTAGAACAGTGGAATAAAAATAAAAAAGACAGAGATAATCTCGTAGCGATGATAGCTAAACAAACTAGCGCATTAGAAAAAGAACAAAAAACTCTAGAAAAACTCAAAAAAGAATTAATTAGTCTAGCTGATCATAAGTGTCATAGCTGTGGACAAGAACTTCACGATAGCAAACACAAAGACATGTTAGACAATAAGACCAAACAAATCGAAGACAGCGATGGATTGGTAACTGAAAATCTAGAAGAATTGTCTACTCTAAACGAAGCACTAGCCTTGCTAGGCGAATTAGAAGTCTGCCCTTCGGTATTTTACGATAATCTAGAACAGGCATTAAATCATAAAAATACTCTAACAAGTCTAGAGAAAGACCTAATAATAAAAGAAGCAGAAACTAATCCGTACACAGAACAAATCACTGAACTAAAAAATAGTGCAGTACAAGAAGTAAGTTGGGATTACCTTAACGAGCTAACAACAGTCAAGGATCATCAAGAATTCCTGTATAAGTTATTAACAAACAAAGACAGTTTTGTTCGTAAACGCATAATTGATCAAAATTTAGCATTCTTAAATCAGCGACTTACTTACTATCTAGACAAGATTGGATTGCCGCATACTGTAGAATTCCAAAACGATCTCTCAGTGATCATTACGCAGCTAGGACAGGATTTAGATTTTGATAATCTAAGTCGTGGCGAACGCAATAGACTGATATTATCATTGAGTTGGGCGTTCCGAGATGTATGGGAAAACCTATATCATAGCATCAATCTGCTGTTTATTGATGAGTTAGTAGATAGCGGTATGGTTTCGAGTGGTGTAGAAAGCTCAATCGCTGTTCTCAAGAAGATGACTCGAGAACGAGATAAGAATGTATTCTTAATTTCTCACAGAGATGATCTAACTAGCAGGGTAAATCATGTGCTAAAAGTTATTAAAGAAAACGGATTCACTAGCTACAGCAATGATATTGAAATAATGGCATGAGCACAGACGCACATGATAGAATGATCCGAGCGTTTCAAGAATATTTTAAGTGGCAAGAACGCTTTGAATACAAAGGCTCAGACGAAGCAGGCATTAAGGCACGATATTGGCTATCAGAAATACGCAACGAGGCAAGTACTAGGCGAGTAGAAATACAAGAAAAAAGAGAACAACGGAAATTAGCCAGAAAAGGCAAGCTAGGAAGGCCTCCGAAAATAACTAAGTGAGTGCAATGGACTTATCAAAATCAAATCGTAGAAGAAATCCCCGAAGGCTATATTGGCTTTGTTTACATCATCACTAATCTCACCACCGGACAGAAGTACATAGGCAAGAAACTAGCACAGTTTAAACGCACAAAACCACCTCTCAAAGGCAAAAAACTTAAAAGAAGAAGCACAGTAGAAAGCGATTGGCGCGAATATTGGGGTTCTTCTGATAGGTTAAACGCAGATGTCCAAGCATTAGGTCCGGAAAAATTCACAAGAGAAATACTTTACCTTTGCAAATCCAAGGCAGAACTAAGTTATTTAGAAGCTAGAGAACAGTTTGAACGCAGAGTTTTAGAAACAGATGACTATTATAATGGCATTATAAATGTCAGAGTAGGCGGATCAAACATACTTAGACAGCGTCTAGAAGAACATAAAAAGGCAAAATAAAGCGGTTTTTTGGCTAGCGCAGGCCTAAGTTCGTGCGCTCTAAACCTGGTCAATCTTGGTCACAGGGACGGAATTCCACGCCGCAGTGGTACTCAGCAACTACCCATTTGGATGAAGATCGCTAAAACCCTGCGATTGTGCTGTTTGAAAAGGATATAAAAAGGTAAAATGAGGGGAGAAAAACCCCACGTCAGCAAATGTGTTAGCGTATGTTTGTTGATCGCCGTCATATGAAGACGCAGCTCGAGGTACCGGATGACCGCCTCTGTAACGCTGTAACGCTAAGTGGTATTGTTCAACTCGGATAATATTTTTTTCGCCCGGCAACGGGCGAAGTGTGGCTGAACAATCTGGATAATCTAAGTTTGCGCTTCGCGCAAAATTTTTAGTAATCGCTAAAAATTAAAAAAAAGAAAAAATGCGCTGAGCGTAAGCGAAAGCGCAAACGAGCGTAAGCTCGTTATTACCGATAAATAAAATATAAATCAGTTAAGGATCATTGGGTCATGAAGATTAATGAAATTCTCGTAGAATCACAACAGTTAGATGAAGGTCCTGTTGGCGATACTCTAGGTAAGATAGGCAGAGGTATAGGTAAAGTTGCTGGTGGCGTCAGCAAGGGAGTTGGTGCTGTAGCAGGAGGAGTAGCAGGTCTTGGCACAGCATTTAAGAAAGGCTTCCAGTCTGGTAAAGCTACTGTTTCAGGAGAACCTGATCCTAACGCAGCAACTACAGGGCAAGCAGGAACCGACGGTCAAGCTGGTTCAAAAGCTGCTGCTGGAGCACCAGCTGGTTCGGCTGCAGGCGGTGGACAACCTGGTTCTAGCTCATCTTCATCGACTACAGCTCCTGGAGGAACTCCAGCACAGACAACTAATGTTAATGTAGCTGCTCCTGGCGGATCATCACAGGCAGCTGCACCTACTACCACAGCTGATATAAACAAAGCTGGTCCACAAGGCACAGCCGCAGCAGCAGCACCGTCAGGTGCAGGCGGAGCTGCTATTAATAAAATGTCACAGGCCACTGCAGGACAGTCTGCAGATAGAGCAGGTCAAACTTTGTATGCTACAGTCAAATCACAGGTTAATCAATTAGACAAAAAAGGCAAACAGAGAATATTACAACTGCTACAGAAATCTCTAACACAACCTGCTCCGGCAGCAGCGCCTGCAGCAAAGCCAGCAACAGGTCCAGGTTCAGCCACAGCACCAGCAGGTCCTGGAGCAGCACCAAGAACAGAACCAGATTTGAATGCACCAGCAGCTAAACCTGCAGCAGGAGAACAACCAACTACAGCCGCAGGTAAAAAGAAACCTTCTCCAAGAAAAGCAGCAGCACCGAGTCAAGCAGAGATCGATGCAGATCGTGCTAGAATCATGGGAGCTACCAGTGATTCAAAAATCAACACAGGTAATCCTTTAGCTGAAGCACTGGCACAGAAGATCGAGCAACAGAAACAACGGATGTTTGAAAAAGACCTAATGGTAGGCAAGACTAAAATATTTAAACAATGAGAATAATTGATGTCATTTCAGAAGGACCTGTCCAGGCGGCAGTTGGCGGAGTTGGACAGGCCGCTGGCGGAGTAGCCAACACTCTAGGACGAGCCACAGGAGCTGCTGCTGAGATCGTACCAGCAGCAGCTAAAAAAGCAACAACTGGCTTCCAGTCTGGTTATGACAAGATGGATAAAGCATTGAAAGGCATGGGCAAATCTGAAAAGCCGGGCGACAAAGATCCCAAAGATGTAGACAGAAAATTAATTTTAAATCGAGCTCTGTCTGGTCAGATGTTGAATTTTTCAGATGTAGAATCAGTTAAGGCGCTGATCAAAGGTGTCCAAGACGGTACGATCAAGACCAATCAAAATCCTAACTATCTAATCAAAGGTCTTAGTGCTGCGGCCAACGGGCAAAAGATATCGCCTGAACACAGACCCAGCGTAGAAGCGTTCCGAGACGAAGCTTAAAAGAAAGGTAATCCGGTTTTTTTAGTAGTTTCGAGATTTTCTTTGATAATCTCGTGAGCGATTTCTCTATCTTCAAAACTAAGATGCATGGCTTCGCTGAAACTGAGACCTCGCATATACCAGGAGATCTTCATGACTTCCTTTTTAATGTCCCTTGCCTCTTTGTCTAGTTGAGCAGATTCCTGTAAGATCTCCGGCAAGGTTAG